CTCTTCTGCAGGGTTGAACCTGCAGCAGCCGTAAGGCGGTTTAGAAAATAGCGAGTCTAAGCGAAGGTTAAGTGTGTAGTCGAGAAGGAGGAAAACCGTCCCATATGTTCTGTAGTTTCGCTGATTTCGTGAGCATTGAAAAAGCCATGAATGCCCAGGTACAAAGGGAAGTCAAGCAGAGTGACTCGGTATCCGGTTACAGGAGTTTGGAATTTTATGCACCCCACGGTGTGGTGTCGATTATTCCAGATAAAGACTGTCCTGGTGGAACGTGCTATATGCTTGAATTAGGGACTTGGTCCTTAATGTCTATTGGTTCTGTAGTTCAACTCACAGAGTTGGATGGCAACCGAGTACTTAGGCAGTCTGCAGATGACGGCGTAGAAGTGCGTGTACATTCGTACTCACAGCTGGGATGCACAGGCCCGGGCCGGAATTGTGTTGTAACCTTACCATAAACGAAAGGGGGCAATATGGCAGAAAAAATATTCTTTGATGTGCAAGCGTTAAATCCTCATGTCAAAATAGTTTGCGGATCATTTAAACCCAATGGATCATCTGCAGTAGTTGCTGCAGATAATACCGGTGCAGGGTGGACAGTGGCACGTTCAGGGACTGGAATATTCACAGTCACTTTAGCTGACAAGTATCCAGGTATTTTATCAGCAACGTGTTCCGTAGCTTTGAATGCAGTTGCAGATACAAAGGTCCAGTTTGGCGCAATTGATGTTGCATCAGCAAAAACGGTTGTGATTAATGTAATTACAACTGCCAGTGCTGCTGACATTGCAGCAAACGCAAATAATCGTATTCACTTTTGTTTAGTCCTTCGTAACACTGATATGACCAAATAAGGAGGTTAATATGATGAGTGGAGGAAAAGACGCAGCCATGATTATTTTGGGGAAGGGTAAGAGTAGAAGGAACTCTGAACCAGATGATTATATGGATGATGAAGATGAAGATGAATACGAAGATGAAGAAATGGAGGATTATTCTGATGAACAGTATGAAATGGCAGATGAACTAATCTCCGCAGTAAAAGGTGGAGATAGTGAAGCTGTCCTGGATGCAATTCACGGAATATACAACAGTTATTGAAGGTAGAGTAATGACTGATATTGTAAGTTTAAGTGAGCTGCGCCTGTTATCGAAGCAGCGTGCTGATATGGAGGATGAGCAATTCATCACAAATGATGAGTGGCGAAGGATGCTAAATCGAAGTTATTCAGAGTTGTATGACTTAATTGTCACTTCAGCTAATAGCGAAGACTACTTTTTAAAGTCCGGTACAATTACCCTGGTCAGTGGTACTTCGACTTACAATCTTCCAACAGATTTCTACAAGTCTCGTGGAGTGGACCTCAATACTTCAGGTAGTGAGGTTCCTCTGCGTAGGTACAATTTCAATGAGCGCAATGTGGGTGGTTTATATGCAACTGCCTCAGATATGCGCTACCACATCCAATCAAATTCCATTGTTTTCAATCCAAAACCAAGTAGCAGCGATACTGTCACAATTTACTACATTCCATCACCACGCAAATTCTTTGAATACAGCACTACTGCAATTGTACGTGGATCTACAACCCAGTTTACGGTTGGTACACATTCACTCCTGGTAGATGATTTACTGGATGGAGTGGGTTTTTTGGCAGAAGATTATAATGTATTGCAGACAGTAACTGCAGTTGGTGCAACCACTGTTACCACAAACCTCAATTCATCGGCTCTTTCTGATCCAACTGTATTTGGAAAGATTGAATCCAGGTACGATTTCTACAGTTCCTGGGATGAAATGGTAATTGTGTCAACAGCAATTTCTGCCCTCATTAAGGAGGAAGCAGATGTAAGTGCATTACTGCACATTAAACAGCAGATCCAGGACCGTATCATTGCAGTCTCAGAGATGCGGGACTTGGGAGAACCCACCACCGTGGTAGACGTAGGTAGTTACAATTCACTCTGGAACACAGCAACTGCATGAGTAGAGTTTCATTTACAAGTCTTGCAACAGGAACACCGGCAGTTGACCAGGTCCAGGGATATATTGCAACTGCGCTGAATCCACTTCTGCAGCTGCCTTTTGCAAGTGGCAACCGTGTCCAGGATCAAGATCTTTCCACATCAGATACAATTGTGGATCATGGTTTGGATCAAGCACCAGAGGGGTGGATTATCCTGAAACAGGATGCAGCCCAGGTGATTTATGAAAGCGCAACAGTAAATGACTTTCCAGAAACAACAGTTATCCTGAAAGCAGGAGGAACAGTAACCGCAGATCTATTCTTTTTCTAAGACAAAATCAAAGGTACTATGGCAATAACAAACGGAACAAATGTAACTGCACTTGAAAAACCGGCAGTTGGTATTGATGCAGGTCCAGGGTGGGCTACTGCAATTAATAATAGCATTGATGCAGTAGATGGTCACGATCACTCTTCAAACAAGGGCATCCGCATTACTCCAGCTGCAGTCAATATAAATGCAGACCTGGATTATAACAGTAACAGTGCCACAGAATTAAAAAATGTCGTTTTTAACAGCACAGTAGCAGCTTCAAGTACGAACTATAGTTTATATCAATCCAGTGGAAATTTATTCTTTAGAGATGGTTCTGGCACTGCAATACAGATGACGATTACTGGTACTGTTAATTCTGGAGCAGGTAGTATTGCTGGCATGAGCGGAACTGATGCCGGTGCATCTTACACAGATGGATCAAAAACATTCAATTTCTTTACAGATTCTGCAAATGTTGATTATGGCAAAATGGCTCATGCAGATCTCCTGCTGTACAAATTCTCTGACGATAATAGTGCAGATACAGACTATGTGATAATTGCAGCCAATGCAGGCGTAAGTGGTGCATCTGGAACCATATATGTACCATCTGAAAATGGTACTTTCCTGACCACAAATACATCCTATGCAACATCTGCAATCAATGTTGCAACTTCTGCATCAAACTATCCTATCAACCTCAAGCCACATGGAACTGGTCATGTTGTAATTGGCAACGCAGGTGCAACCGGCAAGCTCACTTCCAATGGTGCTTTCGATTTGATTTTAGACACAAACAGTGGCACAAACTCATCTACCATCAGCATCACCGATGCTGCCAATGGAAACATTTCATTCATTCCAAATGGTACTGGCGAGATTGTTGTTGGAAGTGGCTCTGCAACTGGAAAGATCACAACCTCAGGTGCGCATAATCTGGAACTTGACACAAATGGACCATCAGCTGCAAGTTCTAAAATTCGTATTGTGGATGGTGCTAACGGAAATATAGAATTTAGAATTGATGGTACTGGAGAGGTTGTTATTGGTGATGATTCTGGCAGTGGCAAAATAACTTCTTCAGGCGCACATGATTTGGTCTTGGATACAAATTCTGGCACGAATGCAGGAACTTTGACCTTAGTTGACGGTGTAGATGGCAACATCGACATCACGCCAAATGGCAGCGGGGAAGTTAATATATCCAAAGTGGATATTAATGGTGGTACTTTAGCAGCAATTACAATTGATGGAAACTGGACAGCTGCATCTCAAACCTGTGCAGATCTGGGTACAGTTACAACAACAGGAACTATTGGGTTAGGTGGTAAACTAACTGCAGGTTCTAATGAGATTGAAGGCAGTAACTTTGATATTAATGGTGGTACTTTAGCAGCAATTACAATTGATGGAAACTGGACAGCTGCATCTCAAACCTGTGCAGATCTGGGTGCAGTTACAACAACAGGAACTATTGGGTTAGGTGGTAAACTAACTGCAGGCTCTAATGAGATTGAAGGCAGTAACTTTGATATTAATGGTGGGGCTATTGATGCAGTAACAATTGGAACTAATTCTGCCTGTACTGATCTCAGGGTGGATAATCTAAAAATAGACGCAAATGACATTACTTCCACAGATACAAATGGAAATATTAATCTAACACCAGCAGGTACTGGAGAAGTTAATATATCCAAAGTTGATATTGCTGGTGGTGAAATTGATGCCTGTGGTATTGGTGATAATATACGTTCATCTGGTAGGTTTACAGAACTTCTCTGTAATACACTTCCATTAACTGCTTCTGGAGACCTTGATGGATATGCGGGATTTTTTTATAATGCAGGAGATGATGTTAATCGTAAAGGACTTGAAGTTAAATGTGGAGCGAATGACGGGTTTAGCAGTAAGTGGTTTACTGCAACAACTGGGGGGGGTGCGCCTACAGGTTATCTGGTGACAAATAGTTCTGGTGTATTTTATCTTGATGACACTTCAGATGTAAGATTAAAAGAGAATATTGTAGATTCAACTGTTGATGGATATTCCATTATTAATCAATTAAAACTTAGAGAATTTAAATGGAAATCGTCAGATGTAAAGGTTGAACTTGGGTTGGTTGCAAATGAAGTGATTCCAATTTATTCAGAGGCCGTAAATGGAGAAGTGGATGCAGTTTTTGAAGATGGTTCTATTGATCCAATTACAATCTCAATGGGGGCATTTGTTCCAGTTTTATTAAAAGGATTCCAGCAAATGACGGGAAAGGTTGAAGCTCTTGAGGCAAGAATCTCAGTTTTAGAATCGTAAGGTTTAAATGAAAGCAAAAGAATTACTAGATGAACAGATCCAGAAAGCAGACCAGGAACTAGAATCAATATCAACAACAATTAATGAATTAGCAACTCGCCAGCAACGCCTCATTGGATACAGACAATGTTTAATCGACATGAAGGAAGGTAATGCCCCTACAAAAACAGCTAGTACCAGTTGACGTTGTTGCTGGCCTGGATACCAAAAACGATCCCAAACTCACTCCAGCCCTCACAGACCTGAAAAACGGCAGATACACTGTTGGCAGCCAGATTTCAAAACGCCTGGGCTACACTGCACTGTCACAAACAATTTCTGGTACAACAGATCTGCTAGATTCTGGAGAGGGAATTACTTCTTTCCAGGATGAACTGCTTGAATTTAGTGGCTCCAAGTTATACAGCTATTCTTCATCAGTTGAGCGATGGATTGACAAAGGGGGATTTCAGAGTGTATCAATAGATTCTGATGATATTATAAGGAACACTTCTGAAGCAAGAAACCAGGATAGCTGTATTGCATCCGGTCTGCAGTTATTTGCCTGGGAGCAATATTCTGTTGCCGGCGTGTTAGAGGGAATTTTCGCCTCAGTTTTGGATTCAGTATCTGGTGGAATCATCCAGGCAGCAACTTTGATTGATGCAACTGCAATTAATCCCAGGTGCATACGTTTAGGCCCAAATCCTACACTGTGTTACCTGGACACTTCTGCATCTCCACATCTCCTCAAGAGTGTTCAGGTTGACACTAATAATCCAGTTGCATTTAAAGCTGCAAAAACTATTTCTTCAGTAGTTAATAATACCAACCCAGTTTATGACGTTCAAATTTATTCAGATAATGCGTCAAGTGGCAATGGTATATTCTGCTACAACAACTCAGGTTCCACCAGGATTGATGTTGGTTATATAACTACAGATGGTGCAGTTGGCACTGCAGGTTCAGGTTTTCCAGTTGTTGAAACAATATTATCAACTAATGCAACAGACTGTATTGCAATTTGTGGTGACAAAGTAAACACAGCAACCGCAGAAGAAGAAAGGATTTATGTAGGATATGCATCAACTGGATCATCTGCAGGTTTGAAAATAAAACGTATAACCAGCCAATTAGCTGTAGAAGCAACCCACACCGTGGAAGGAACTGCAACCAAAATTGATGGTGCATCAATGCTGGTCACGCAGGCAGGAGATCTGCAGATCATCTATACGCTCAATGCTACAAATACATACGATCACCAGTGTAAAGGTGCTGTTTACGACATAAGTGCAGATTCTATGGGAAGTGCAGCAGTTATTAAGCGCAGCGTGGGATTAGTGAGTAAACTATGGGAGTACGATTCAGAGAAATATTTTATTGCAGTCCACGATTCTGGTCTGCAGCCTACTTATTTTGTGATGAATACAGAT